GGGAATTGAAGCTCTTTTGCAGCAACTTGATAAGCGCATCGCAGAGTTGAAAACCAAATTAAAGGAGCTGAGAGGTGAAACCGCAGTACAGGAAGGCGATGTAATCTATCAAGATGATATGATTATCTTAACGTATGATGGTATCACAGACGAGTACGGAAGATATGATATCAAGTTTACTGCCGAAAATCTTACCGACAAAAAGATTCGTGTACAAACGGCTGACGCATCTGTAAATGGTATCATGACATACTCAATGCTTGCTGAGGGTATGGAGGCAAACAAGAAAGCAAAGGGAATTTTTACTGTTACGGACGAGGTTGAAGTTGAGAACCTTGAGGACTTGGAAACGATGGAATTTAAAATTCAAGTTCTGGATGATACCACATATCAAGAGCTTTTGCTTACCGACCCAATCACTATCAATTTTGATTTGAGTGAGTAAAAGGTGGTGAGCTTATGGCAAAAACAATAAAATGCCCCAACTGTGGGGCGAGTATAAAAGGAAATGCGAAAGTATGCGAGTTTTGCGGCACTCAGTTTTCGGCAGAGGTGCTAAAAGAGAACGAAAAAGCAAACAAAGCAGGGTGTCCAAAGTGTGGTAGTACAAATGTAGCTTTTAGTCGCGAGAA